GTGGTCGTCCACATGCGGTAGAAGTCCGGCCCCCGGCTCCTGCTGTCAGGATGCCGATACGGGCTGATCGCCCAATGCGGGATATAGTCGAACTGCGCGACGCGGCCCCCTCGGTCCCGGATGATCTGCCAGTACGCGTTCCCTTCGCACCAGAAACTGATGACCGTTCCGCCCCAGAGCGTCGTGTCGTCGTCGAAGTCATTCGGGTTCATCAGGATACGCGTCAGCGGATGGTCCGCTATGACGAGCTTCTTCCCACCTTCGCCCGGCTTCTTGACGCACGGATAGCTTTCCGGCCACGCCCGGATAATCCAGTTTAAGACCGCCTGGCACGCGCTGTTCGCCCAATATGGCCCCGCGAGCCGTCCGTAGTTGACCACCGTACCGGGGCTGATGTCGTAGAGTTGGTTGCCGCTGCTGTAGAGATTTCCGCTAAGGTTGCTGTTGACCCACGAACCCTGATCGAAGACCATCTTCTGGTCAGCATGAACTTTCGGCCAAAACCCAGGCAGGTCATCCTGTTTCGCTATGGCAACCTTCGTTTTGACTAGTTCTTGTGCCATAGGGTGTTCTTATGCCGCCCGTATTCGTTTCTTGCTCAATCAGTCTACATAGCACACCAGATAGCGTAGGCAATCAAGTCCGTGGTCGAACTCTTTGACCGGCTCTTCTTTGTTCGGTTTCCCGGAGACATCTTTCGCCCACACGTAGAATTCGAACTCCTGCGCCGTGCAGTACGGAACCTTCTTCTCGGTCAGGTGCGGGTCAGGCATTGTGCGTGGAAACGTCCACCGATGAACGGCGCTGTCGATGCTGTTGCGAAAGATGCTGATGCGCGCCCGGTCATCGCCTGCAATCTTCATACGCCGCTCGACGGCATCGATGCCCGGCTTAACCTTCTTCCACGCCGGGATGCTCTTGATCCCCATCGCCGCGAGCGTCGCCCGGTCCTCCGCGTCGTGGTCGCAGATCGTCGCGTCGAACTTTTCCTCGCCTGAGAGGTCGATGATCTGCCGCGCCGCCTCACTTACGAGCATCTGCGTCATGTAGATTTCGCGGTAGACGTAGATCCGTCCGTCGGGATCGATCGCAGCCCACAGACAGACGAACGGGTTTGTGTACCCGAAGTCGATGACCCGTATCTTCGTCCAACTCTCCGGGATCGGGAACGGCTCACACGTGTGCTTCTCGCGATCGAAATTCTCGTAGACAACCCCTTCAGCAGCAACCCAATTCCCTTTTCGATACCGTTGATACCGAATGCCGGTCATCTTGTCGAGGATGCCGATGGAACGCTTTCCCTGCTCGGTCCACCGGCCAATTCCGCCACGGTCGCCGATGTCCGGCCATTCCTCGCAGACCGCCGTCACATGCTCTGGGGCCGGTTCGAAAAGTGTTGGGTTGTCGTCGAGGTACGCCTTAATCAGTTTCAGAGAAGGACGGCTGAGAATCCAGTGGCTCGGCGGACCGGGGTTTACATCCAGCACCACCTGCGTGTACGGCATGATCGACCCGCGCCCCGTTGCGCGCCCGGTGATCGTTTCGTACTCTTCGAGCGTGAACTCCTCGCCCTGGTTGATGTAGAACCCATCGCGCTCGCCCGAAAGCACCTTCTGCGGGTTATCGAACCCCGCGACCCACAGGCGGCTCCCGTTCGGATAGTCGTACCACTCCGGCTTGTTCCCGCCATATGCCTTGATCTTGCAGTCAGGCTTTCCGACGCCCGCCACGCGCTCGTACGTCTGAACGGCAGTCGCAATGAGCGAGGAATAGGTTTTCCTCGTCATCACCCATTGCGCACCGGGATACTTCCAGAGGAGTGCGTTGATCTTTTTGCACGAACTCCACGTCTTGCCGGTTTCGAAGCCCCCTGAAAGGCAGAGTTCGAAGTCACGGCTGTGGAACAACTCGCGCCCCGCTCCGCGAATGTTGCTGATGTCGAACGCGTCCCTCGGGTTGTCCTTCGGGTCCCATGGCTTCACATCCGGCGGCAGCGCACCCTTCCGCTGCAACTCCTCTTCGATCATCTTGCGAAGCGCCGGGGACATCGGCTTCGTCGCCTTCCCCGCCATCACGCTCTGCAGCTCGCGCTCCGCCTTCTTCCGCTCCTGCCGTTCCTTGAGTTCAGGCAGCGGTACGCCGCCGCCCATGCTTTGACCCGCCAATAGTCCAACCTTCTCGTTTCAGGTAGTACCACAGGAAATACCAGCGACAGAGGCGCGTCACATTCCACACCGTCGCCTCGCGGGTTGACTTCAGGCGCAGGAACGTTTGCCAGCGGCGGTCGTGGGCGATCATCAATCTGCCCTCTTGAAGAAACCGTCCGGGAACTTCCCGTGCTGGGCGTGATAATCCAGCAACGTATCCTGATCGGATGCGGGCATCCCTAAAACAGCAACGTACGCGCCCCACGGCACAGTCTCGCCCCACTTGCGGCGCTCTGGCGGGAACTCAGCCGCTACACGTCCACACTCTTCAATGTCGTGCCCGAACGACGCGGCTATCTCTCGCAACACTTCTTTTCGCGCTTCGTCGTAAATCTTTTCAAGAAGATCGTCCGCGTGCTTCTTCGATGAACGCTTGAATTTCCTGTTTTTGCTCATGGCTTCACCTCGCCACGATAGACAAACACGCGACCGGTCGGACCCTTATACCGGACTACCTCCACGCCGTCCTCGATCGTCACTGATCGGTCAGTAAGCGGCAAATCTCTCGGCTCAGTCTTAACGTCTGGTTGCCCAGGCTTTCCTGGTTTATGCGTGCGGTAGTACGACCACGGATACTTCTCGCTGCGTCGATCCTTCGGCCAACGCCGAGCGATCTTTCCGAATTCCACGAGACGCACCGCCGCCGCTTTCCCGAGTTCCCGCTCCACAAGCGCCTCAAAATCGCGCCTGCGCTTGCTGTAAGGCGGCGTGTGGGCAAAAACGTCGCCGAGGCTGTAATACACAAAAATGTTCACGCTGGCATTCAGCGCAAACAGCGACCGACATACCAACACCATCTCGGCGTCCGTCGCGTCCGCACTCACGTCCAGCCCAATCCGACACAGCCGAACTGGCGCTCCAGCCACCGCTTGCGCGATCAACTGCTTGACGCCAGCACATCCATCGGGTACATTGTCCCCGCCGCTCGATCTTTCAGACATCACCTGAAAGGTTCTCCTTCCCGATTGTGATAAAGAAGGCCCCGGACTATTCACTGTAGTCCGGGGCCTTCAATCCTGTTTGCCGCTCTCTCGCTTAACCTGATTGTGACATGTGGAAAGTTCAGCATGTGGGGACGATCGTCCCCACATTTTCCTTCTAAAACGCGCACGCGCGCTAGTTACGCTCTACCATAGTAGTTACTCTTAAATACTATGTGACCCGAAACTCCCAGGGCCGCAAGTCGGCTATAATACCTAGAACCGAACTTTCGGAATTTTGAGTTGCTGTCTACCAGCCTTTATCGCGCACCGGGGGCGGGGTCTTGGAAATTTAGTGATTTTTTGTCTACAAATCGCCCATCAGCTATTGACAGTTGTTGACAGATGTGCCGCTCGCCTACATGTCAATAACTATCAGCCCGCCAGTCTGTCTACATGTTTGATCTGAACGATAGGTAGACAGCATCTTTCATACCCAACATTATCGGACGTTCCCTCTCTCACAACCTACAACACATCGAACGCGTCCTCGATGGCGGGTTGGTCCGTTACCGTTGCTTCTGTCTGCGTCTCCAGGAGCGCTCTCAGCAGTTCTGCATCCATCTTACGCACATCTAACGTATCGCCCCATCCAGACGCCCTAAAACGGCGCTTGAGTGCCTCTGTAGCAGGTCTCCAGCCGTCTCCTTGCTTCTCACCAGTGGCCGTATCGTAGAGCACATTGGAGTATGCAATCTCAGCTTCACCTTCCGCGCACATGAGCATGACAGAAAAGTCTTCATGATCATAGGTCCATGCTCGGAGCGTTTCGCGTGTTATCCCATTCGCATGTGCAGCAGCGTGCAGCGTAGCTCCTTTGCGTACGCGCTCGCATATCGCCTCAGCAATCTCGCGTGAATAGACGCTAGGTCTCCCTCTTCGCATCCCTCCGCGCGCCGTCCGTTCGATCGTTGCGTTGCCGGCATCAATTACAGCCAGGTCTCCCACGGTATTACCTATCCCTCATTATTTGACACTCTAACGTATCTATGATATACTCGTTGCATTCCCCACGAAAGGAGAATGCCGATGGGCGAGAAAAACGCTGCTGCCCAGGCGTTACGCGCGATACCGTCCGCGAAGCGAGACGAAGCGATTAAGCGGAACCTGGCTCTCGGCCACGAGCGAGTACGGCAGTATAACGCTTCTCGCGTCTTGAAGCCCTGTACGTGTCACGTAGGGACGGGAACCGATACCCACGCGAGTTCGTGTCCCGTCTACATGCGGATCAAACAGCGAGACAAGCGGGCGAAGGATAAAGGGTAGCGAACGGGTTTCATTGGACTTCCCGAAAAAAAGTCCATTTATTTTTGCTTTACCCCTTGACACAGAAACGTACCTGTGTTATTATGTAGTTGTAAGAACGAAGAACGAACTGAATAGCAGAAACGCGAACATAAGAGACATCCCGGAACGGTACCAACCTCTACCTGTTACCAAGCAGGAAAAGCCGGGATGTAAGTTTCCTCTCTCAGCAAATCAACTCTGAGATTGATAAGCCCGAAGGGGCGAAAGGAAACAAGATCATGGACAAATTCATCCTGACAATCGAAATGGGTAACGACGCTATGACCACACTCGAAGATGTGGCGGCTGCGCTGCTATCGGTCGCCAACAAGCTAGATAATGGCAGAAGCGGCGGCAAGATCATGGACGCAAACGGAAACGTCGTCGGAACGTTTGAGTTTGTCGATACGAGCGACGATAGCGACGAAGACTAAGTTTCCTCCACTAGCAGACAGAGGATGGTTGCAGGTTCGCTGCCTGCCTGCTGGTTTTGAACGACGACGCATCGAATACAAACAAGGAGATCGCAATGAACTGGACAATCGCAAGCGTGAAAGACGAACTTCCGCAGGTTAAAGTCAAGATCGGCAAGCAGACACATTGGGCACGAATTACCGGCAGGCTCAACCCGTTCGCAACGGTAACGGTGTTTGCCGACGATCGCAAGTACCTGCGCGGCCCGGCATGGGTTGACTTTCAGTTCGCATGGCAAACGATTGCAGACGCGCTGAACAATGATCGTCCGCTATCAGCTTAGGATTGTACCGCCGCCAGAGAATGACCATCCGCTCGCTGCGGAACGGCGGTTTGTATTGCACAATATCACATCCCACAAAATAAGGAGACAGAGACAATGGCAAAGGTTTACGAGAGCGTTTTGAAACCGGCATCCGGCGGGTTTGGCATGTACGATCTCGGCGAATTCAATTTCGTTGACGGCATTGAGACTGCCGACCAGTGGGCAGACGCGGCGAACGAGAACGGCTTCAACGTGCGAGAGGCGAGCGAACTCGACGGCAAGGTTTACGGACAAAGCGGCGCAAAAATCTACGCGATCGCGCCGTACAATCCGGCCACCGGCGAAACCGATGAAGACCGGCAGTCGTTCCACGCAGTCAGCGTAGAAGACTGAGCGCCCACCCGCACACGAAGCCAACGACTGCCCGCCGTGTTCGCGACCGGCTGCGGGTTTGGCCCTGGTATCGCACATCACACACAACGAGAGGAATTGAGACAATGGACTATTTCGTATCGGCTGAAATCACCTATGCAGACGATCCAGACGCGCATCGTAATCGTACCGTGCTCGTCAGCGCAGGAAGTCACACAGACAAACGCACGAAGGACATTCGCAGAGGTCTGGAATGCGGAGCGCTGCTTGCCGGATACTTAGCCACCATCGTCGGCGAAAAGCCGGACTACTACCAGATGCAAGAGACGATGGACCTGACAAAGATCGTTGTGAAGATCACACCCGCGTAAGTCACACAAAACAAGCGGCCGGTAAGAACCTGGCAGTTCCCCGGCCGCACGTCGTCCCAACATGTCACGAAAGGACACAGGTTCTATTATGGCACAGACAGGTATTCGGATCACGACTTCCTGCGTCGCGAACCATTACGCCGGAACCGATGAACGCATCATCGAATTCATGGACGGCAAAACCAACCTCGGCGGCTTGATTAGCTTCAGGCGAACCAACGACGGGCGGCTGCTCGTGCAGGTCTACAGGCAGGATGAAGGCGTAATCGTCGGGGACGCGGAGCGTGCAGCATGATCGTCACAATCGCCGCCTGCCTCCTCATGCTGCTCTGCGTCGTGTTCGGCGCGAAAGGTGACACGCCATAATGACCACCGAAACCGCCGCACCTGCACAAGCAGAAAACTTGCGCCGCGTCACTGAAAAGGAATTCTACACGCGACTCGGCCCGCATCACATGGATATAGAGATCGATCGAACGTGGTGCGATTCAGCCAGATTTATCACTGTCTGGCGGCGCGACTTGCGCCGCCGGGCATCCTGAGAGCGAAAGAGCGAGACACACAAAATGGCAACCGAAGGAGTAACCAGACAATGCCACGATACAGAATAGACGGTAAGTACTTTGTAACGGGCGAATGGCCGAAGTGCGAATGCGGCAAGCCTGCTGACTACGCGCTTGGCGTCCGCAGTCCTATATTCGTTTGCCATGATAGCGTTAGCGTCTACCGGGACGCAGGAATACTCGGCAAGCGGAAACTGCTCAAGCTTGAGCCAAAGAGGTACAGAGAATGACCTGCCCCCACTGCGGCCACGAGATCACCGACGAACAAATCCTAAAAGCCACCGCCCAGATCATGCGCGCCAAGCAAGGCCCCGAAGTAACCGCGATCCGCCGCGCCCACATGGCGACCGTCAACGCGAGCCGGGAGCGAGCCGCCGCGCCCTGTACCTGCGGGCGTACCGACGGTGGTCATACCACGCGCTGCGCCGCCTATAGCCGCTGGGTGCAGGCGAAGTATCGGGCGAAAAAGCGGTCGGCGGCTAAAGGAGATGAAAACGCCGCCGACCGTGAGTAGAGGACGATGCAGCACGCCGGACGGGGACACCGCCCGACAGATGAGAAACAGCCTGCCCCGAATTGGAGCAGGCTGAATAGGAAAGGTGTGAGACGCAATCGTCTCTGGCAAGATTATAGCGCAAGCAATTCGATTTGTAAAGGGGTGTCGGTTTTTGCAACTATTTTTCAGTTTTTTACAAAATACCTAGTTTTACCCCTTGACAACCGATATTAGCTATGTTACAATTAACCTAACAACATCACACACAGGCGAGCCGCGCTGGAACCGCGATCGCCGCGACAAAGAGGAGACTACGAAGATGACGACAGCAACAACGATCACCACCCCAGCCACCGACCTTATTTCGATTTTCGAAGACAACGCTGGCGGCCTTTCGCTCCTTCGCCATTCTGACAACGCAGTGTTCATCGGCCTTGAGCGCATCTACTCTAACGACGGATCGACCCAAGGCGCCCTGTTCAGCCAGGACGAAACGGAGTATTGGTTGACCGCCGACGCCGATACGGACAGCGCAAGCAAGGTCGACGATTGGCACTATCGCAACAGCGACGGCCATGATTTTCGGTTCGAGCCGGATGGTTTGGGCGCAGAGTGCTTCGATCGAGACGGGCAGACGCCCAACGGTATCAATCTGATAGCGACTTACAACGGGTCGTGGACGGCGTACCCGGACCGCATGGGCACCAACGCGCTGATCGCAACTGGCAACAACTAGCCACTCGCTCCCGACGCCCGGCGGGTAATCCGGGCAAAGGAAGCCTGTAGATTGGACACCATTCTAACGGACCGGCGCAGAAAGCTGTCCGACGAGCAAGTCGAGGAAATGATTCGCCGCCTAAACTCGGGAGAATCACAAAAGGTGATTGCCAAAACGATTGGCGTCAATCGCGCCACGGTGATCTACCATTCCAAACGTCACTGCTCGGGCCTTAAAGGCAGGACTGGCAGACTACCCAAAACCGCCGAACGCTATCAAGCAATGGCGAAAAAATACGACGAAGGGTATTCCCCGACGCAGGTTGCAGAGGAATTCGGGGTGAGCGGATCAACGGCGCGCAAGGCCATACAGCAATATGGTACACGCGAAAAGCAAACACCCGGAACGCGCGGGCAAGCAATCCAACTTCTCAAAGTCGATCCTAGACTTGCAAATCGTTATTTTGACCACACGGTCATTCGCCGTTACCGCGTTCGAAACGGACTTTCGATTGCTCAGCTAGCGGTCAAAATCGGCGTGGCTGAACGCACGATTATCACATGGGAGCAGGGTACATGCGCTCCGACTGCTGAGGGAGTACTTAGTCTACAAATTCTATTCGGCCTTGCGCCGCAAGATTTTTTAATTGAGAAGCGTGAAGACAAATAGTGGGGCGCGCCGCTGGAACCGGCCGCCCCCGGCCCGCCAGGAGACTAGCGGGCATACTCAGTTTACCAGGGAGACAACCAATGCCGCGATACATCCTATCCAACATCAAAGGCCGCGTCGTGTTCGTGCGGCCAGATATGCCCCGGACGCCGATTATCCAGGT